ACAGGAAATAACTTATCCGTGTGTTTGTGTGTTTGCTGCACAAGACCTTTACTACTCCTCAGTGGGCCAAATTGATGGCGCCAACTAAGGCAGATTAGTTTGGTTGGTTGTGAAACCACAGCCGTGCCCCACGTTTTAATCAACTTCGGGTATGTCACCATTACCCAGAGCCTGATACGTCATGGAGCCTGCTTTCGGTCCTGCCAGTTTGGCAACGATCGCGGAGACTGCGACCTTACCAAAGTGCTCGACACCATGGTATGCTAAACTGGACAGCGTGGAAGATACTTTGTTTGCTACATTTGCGGCCATCGAATTTGATGGTCCAGACACTGGTAGAAACTGCTGTAATCCCACATTAGCCGGTAGCAGCGTAAACTCAATATTATAAACATACTCAATGTCCAACATATTGGTGGAGGCTGGGGCACCGGCGATCTCGATAGACACTACATCCCAACCATTGGGAGTGTAAGTGGTGCTCGTCACGCCCGGTGCTACGAACGTACGAGAAGACGTACCAAGCTCACGGAAGATAATCGGGACCTCCATGCCCGCGCATATAGAATGCGTAGCGGAGTCGACGCCCTGCACGCTACCTGAGGCCACCAAAATAGATGGCGCAGGCATGCTAGCTTGGCGAGTCAAAATGATGTATCCTCCAGCAGTCAAAGCGGGACAAATATTACGGACAATGATGCCAGCGCTCACCACACGATACGTATTAATATACGGAGAAACAATGTTATAGCCCGCGGTGGCGCTATAATTTGCTGTCAACGTAAAATTAGGATTCGTGTAGGATGCGGCAGTCATAATGCCGTATTGAATTGTCGGGCTAATATACCGGATGTCATTTCCCGATGAGTTTGTAATCATAGTTTGATGTCCTCGCAGCTGCGCCGTCATGGTAGCCTCACCAAATCCATCCGGCCATTTGCTACCCTTAGCATGCTGGCAGAACGGGTCAGAGAGGGAACAAACCATTTCGACCATGGCCGTACTGGGGCCACGGAATTTCGGCAGCTGTCTACCCATCTTGGCTACTGCGACCATCGCAGCAGGCAATTTGGGTGGTCCAACAACTTGACTCTTAACTTTCTTCGTTTTCTTAGTTTTCTGGTTCGTTTTCTTCTTGTTAGGCATTTGCAAGTCTAGTTTGTGGATAGCGGCGTAAATAGACGAATCTATAGACGAGCGGGGCTCCCACCAGCCCCCACGAAGCTACCCTCTCCCGGCCGCCTAATTGGCGGCTGGCGGCAGCTTGCGCTGCCGCCCCACCAGCTCACTACGTCCCCGTGTAGCTGGCGGCTTCGGAGGCAGCTGGCTAGTAGTGCCAGCTTTGGTCCTAGACTGCACTTGTTTTCGAGCAGCGGATGGTTTCTCTGGGTGGACCGTTTGTCCATCCAAAACCACGACCGCATCCACAGGCTCTGGGGCAGTTGGCTCCTGCAGCAATGGTGGCACCAGACAATCTTCCAAAGTTAGACACGTCTCTAAGAAACGGTCAAATGTTGAAAGGTTTAACTGAGGCAACTGTCGCTGTAACAAGTCTTGTGCCCATGAGCCTACGTCATTGGGATATTGCTCGTCTACTTGTGAGTTACTGGTCCAGGGGGCTGCAGCCTTCGCAGCCGGGTTCGTCGCGTACGATGCGGATAGCATAACCACCCGGGTGACAAACGGACCTATAACCGGTGTATTCTTGTCCGACATGTAGTACCCACGGCATTTTTCCACGAGTTTGTCAATATTTTTAACATCCTCAGGAAGTCCCGTGCAACTATGGAATTTTGACAACTGCCGACGTATGTCACAGCAGCTATTAACGTCTCCGTTCCACACATTTGGACTATACACCCTAGCTAGAAAACTGACTCCGCTAGCATTACGTGCCAGCGGTGTGATCTTTGAGCGCAAGCCCAGCATTGAACATGCCTTGAGGTAGGCGGCTGGATCCACATCTGAATTCAGACCGTCGTCACCCCCAAACAAGCATTTGTTCAATTTTCGCCAAGCTTCATCCGCGCTCAAGAACTCTCCTTTCATTTTTGTCATACGAAACGACAAAAACGTAACGAACGCGTTGTCCGTCGAGTTTAACAAACTCGTTTCAGGGGAGCCCGAGCATCTGGAAGTACCGGTGTCATACTTAACCCCGGTCGTAGTCCGCGCCCGAAGACCAAACTGGGAGTTATGTAACCCTACGATATCATACGCCCACGCCGCGTTAAACAATCGTAGATACACCATGCGTTCTAGATCACGCAGTGCGGGGGAAATCGTCCCGTCAAACCTGCTAAAGTCAGTCAAATAAATGGTTTTCGCCATCGAACAAACGTCAGCAACACGTTGGGCAGTCTCACGTGGGGTGAGGCCGAACGCGTACCACCTCATACTCTTCATGTAGGACGCCATTGAATACGTATACCTCGAGTATTCAAGCTTATCTCTCGGGTTGATAGTAGATATCATCCTGGGATCACCTAATTTAGAGTATGATTCAGCTTTAACAAAAGATTTAATTATCCTTTGTGTTTCGCCCATAACGTGCATCGCTTGATGAAGCAATGTACGTTGAGATGGTCTGATTTGTTTGTTGAACACTTCTTCGTGGTCATACGGGTGTAGAACATTGGGTACTGGTGCCAACTTATCCACAAATTCCGCCATGACCTGCGCCAAGAATGGCGTCGTGGTGTTATCGGCCCGGACCGCTTCGATCCGTGAATCCACGGATCTTTGGTCGTTTCCACGAGTCTTGTCTGGGGCGTAAGACTCATGGACAAACGGGCTCATAAAGGCAACTAATGAGGGTTTGGCATCTTCCTCATATGCGCCAAATTGATAACGCCGCACTGCATCCCGCGCAGGGAATACTACGCCGGTCTTTGGCGTAGCTATTCCGGAACGATGAAATGCTGTGAGAATCACCGCCGCTTGTTTACGCTGTGCTATCACCTCAGGGTCCTGTGAAGGAGGTCCCAAAGCACATTCAACCGCGGCAGCGGACAGATCATATTTCGACACTCTCTCAGTTGTGCACATGGTGTTATCTATCTCGACAGGTATTGTGGCGCAGATATATTGTCCGGCTATGGCCGTGGACATTTGATGTTCACCATTGCGTTGTATCTCCAGCCTAACATAGTCACCTATAGACGGTTCTAGTCGCGTCAGAATACGCGATTCTATAAGGTAGCTAAACATAGCTGGAATACCAGTCCAGTACGCCACTGGCTGAAGAAGTATCAATTCGTGATCTTGGGATGTGCGTCGACGTTCCACGAGGTACGTAGCACTTACTATCCTCACTCCAAACCACCTACGATACACGCTAAAGCAGTCCACGTTATAATTCCATATCTTGTGGCGGTAAGTGCCAGATCCTCCTACAGAATAAACCACCTCGTGGTTTTTCTCGAAGGTATATGAATAGTCACCACGAACAGCCGCGGCTTGCTCTGGTTGAAACGTGGCCACCATAACGGTACGTGGCCTGTCTGTGAGATAATGGTGCATATCCATGTAGTAGTCTGAATCCACATGTATTGGCAGATGGTCCGGACGCTCCACGTCCTCGCAGGGTTCTACGGTGACGTCTTTATCCCAATACCATGTACGTGTGCCTTCCATGTGTTTCCTCTGATCACTACGAGATTCCTGAACCATGTACGGAACTTTGCCAAGTAAATAGGCAATGTTCTGTGCAGTCGCACTAGCGGTTGACCTAGCCGCGGCGCTCGTGGCGTGGCTATGTATAAACGCAGGTTTGACTTTGACCGTCGGGGCTTCATTGAACGTCGAACGTTCAACTTCGCCACGTGTGGTCACATGATTGGTCGCATGCATATACTTACTAACATAGTATTGGAACCTGTTCCGTAACTCATGTTTGAAGTTAACGCACTTCGATAGCATCAGTGTGGTAACCAGCACGATGGTTATAACAGCCACGAAGGCGTAAAACCAACGGCCCGCAGTGGGGGCCGGTGCTGGACTGAGGCGTTCCCGTATGCTCGTTTGCAGCTCGCCCATGGTAACATAAGCGGCTTGACGCGCACGAGCGATCAACAACCCTTTCTCATCATAGGAAAAAACCTTATTTCCTTGTATCTCCTGAAGTCTATTCAGGATATTGGAACGCAAATTTAATGCTAGTTCCGTCACATTTTTATCTATGAGATTTCTTAGATGCATTGTTGTGATATGCGCACTGGTCAGGTGGCGCCCTGTAATTAGGGGGTTTTGGTAAGTTTACTGGTAC